TAATTACACCGTTGGTGATGATAACAACCACGCCATTGGGAAGCTCAAATCGTCCGTCGGGACTTGCCGGCATTCCGATTTCCAACGTGTCATCGTCTGCTTCAGTGGAAAACAGAACATTACCATCAGCGTCCGTGTGGTCGAAGTTTTTCAAATCTCCTTCGTTCAAAAGATTTTCCAATTTAGCGAGTGCATTTCCCGCCGCATTGAGAATTTGCTTGATTTTGTTCATTTTTTGACTTGTTTTAAAATTTGTATTATATGTTTTGATTTGTGAAATAAATCCGTGTTCTTTTAATTGTTGAGAAGTTAAGGTTTTTTCCTCGTGCATAAGGTTTTTAAGCACTTCGCGGTCGGTGCCGGTACGTTCGACATAAATGTCAAGTATTGCGTTTTCTTCGCGTTCCATTTCTTCGGCATATTGGCGTATTTCGTCTGCGTTGGCACTTTCATACACCCCACCGCGTACACGGTGTATAAGAGCGCGGCAGTTCTGATTTGCTGTGCGGTTTTCGATAGGAGCGGCAAGTAATAAGCAAACAGCCATACTGTGGCAACCACCATCGATATGGCAATGAATATTTTTGCCGCTTGTACGCATTATGTCGTAAATTGCCAAGCCCTCGAAAACACTGCCACCATCGCAATGAAAATTAAATCGGAAATCGTTTTCCGATTGATTATTTTCAAATATTTTTTTTACCATATCGGCAGAAAAAACGGCATCTTCCAATCCAAACATAGATAAAAATACACCATCTTTTTCATTCGCAATATCGCTGTAAACTTTTACTTCAACCATAATTTTTCAATTAAACTCGACAAATATAATAGCAAAAAAATCAATAACTTGCAATAAAAATTAGTTATTTTTTTAGTTATTTTCTTAACTAAAATTGCAAATAAAAAAGCGGACTAACTTTTACGTCAATCCGCCTCTGTAATTTTCATTTTTTAGAAACTTATTTTTTTAATTCCCTTACTTTCCGGAACTAACTCAAACCACATTCTCATCATTAAGTTGTCTGCTTCATCGGGCGACTTTCCGCCCAACAATTGCGTTAAAATTTCTTTTGGAATTATCTTTAATTTTCCGTCTTTGTCAATATCCATTTGTTTAATCAATTCAAGTTCTTTGGTTACTCGCTCGCGGTCTTTTATTGGCTCGTTTGGTAGCGACATTAGATTGCTGTTTACTGTGTCGGCAAGTTTGAAATAACATTGTGAGCGCAGGTTTTGATAGTTGTTTTGTTGTCCTCGCACCTCGATAGGCTTTGAGTTATTGACAAAGCCCTTGCAACGCAAAATATCAACCAATCCACCACCAACACCATCCTCGTCGGCTATTGTTTGACTGTTTGGCACAGAATATTCCTGTTGTAGATTTCTGACAAATGTTGCCAACTCGTCAATTCTACATTTGGGTATCACTACTTTTTTAATCGAGGTCAAGCCTTGCCATATCCTTATAGTGGTATCGTTTTTTCCAAGCCTCGCGACATCTATCGTAATGTATTTTTTGCCGCCGAGAATATGGAAATTGGTAAACAAATCAACAATTTTGTCGTAATCCATAAGCACAGCGGGGTCGTCGTCATATTCCCAGTTACCATCCAACAACCTCGCCCTGCTTATAGGGTCTAATCTCTTTAAATTTTCGATATAGTTTTTGTCAATATCCGGATTGTCGGTTACAAGTGCTTTTATAAATGCTTTGTCGTCAGGTAATTTTCCCTCTCTTGCCGGTTTATAAAACTCATTATAAACAAAATTTTTCGTTGGATTTGTACCACCGAGAATTTTAGGAATCAATCCATTTTTATCCACGTCGTGCCGAATCCTCGACATTAGAATATTCCAAGCCTTTTGATTGATTTGGCTGCATTCGTCAACAAAAGCTCCGGTTATTTCTAAAGAGCCTAACTCGTCAAATTCGGGGTCTGATGGATAATAAAACAAATCTTTTAACGCAATTACTGAACCGTTGTACAATTCAATGCTGTTGGGATTTATTTTGTCGCTCGCTCCGGTATATTTGTAATGTGTTCCGGCTTTTATCCCTTGCATAGCACAAACCTTAAAGAACGATTTCAAAGTGGTTTCTTTGAGTGTTTTTAAATTAGCCCGACCCATTACCCACTTTGTAGCGGGATATTTCATTGATTGCTTGAGTAAATAATAACAACCCAATATCGATTTGCCGCCACCCGCGCCGCCACCAAATATTACCTCTTTTGTTTTATTATCTTCTAATAAATCAAGAGCTATGGTCTGTTTTTTGTTCAGTCTCATACGTTTTTTGTTCGTTCCAAATAATCTTCAATGGATTATTCTCATCCCCTGAAATCTCGTTATAATTTGTAGATAGTTTTCTTCGCTCTTCGTCTGTTCCAATTAACTTATACAGGGCTATCCTCTCTGTCGAATTTTCGGAACGAAAGAATTTTGAGCGCAGGTTTATTTTTGCGTTTGTCTTGTTTTTATCAAGTTCGCTTTTTATGGTGTTCATTTCGTCAGATTCTAAAGGAAAAAAATCGTAAAATGTTGGTTTTGCGCACGGCAAGAATGCGATAATATCCTCTATAAAATAAAGGTTATGTTCGATAACAGCTTTCAATGCCTGTTTGTATATTTTTTGTTTGTCGTATGCCATAATTTTATTTTTTTTACTTATTGGTATTTAGGTTTATTTATACAAATGTCCTGTAATGTAGATTTTCATTGGTTAAATATATTTTTTTAATTCGTTAATAAATTCGTCTATCGAGCGGACAACGAGGTAGGCATACCCCAAGCTCTCAATCTTTTTCTGAAATTCTTTTTGATTTTCGGATTGTCTGCCTTTTTCTGTTTTGACTTCACAGAATATTACTCGATTTGGTAATATTATAATCAAGTCGGAAAAGCCCGCAAGCGTTCCGGTACGCTTTAAAATAGAGGCTGTAATTTTATTTCGTTGTGCTCCATTTGGCACGGCTGCAATTATGTAATTCGGGTATTGTAGCCTGAAGTATCGCACTATCGCAGCCTGTATGTCGTCTTCGTGGTGGTTCATTTATTCTTTTTCCTTTCTAATTTTCTTCTTTCCCTGCGTTTTTGTTTACCGGTTTTGTAGTCTATCTGGAATTTTGCTTCTTTGATTTGAAACTCCACGCCCTCAATTTTTGGCGGTTCTATTGTTACAGGCTTGTGAGCGTAAATAGACGCTTCGACATTGGAATAATTATTCATTGTTGTAAACATAATTATATTGCATTAATATCTATTGCCAATCCTTTTTCTATTAAACCGCGATAATCAAAGTGGTGTTCATTGAGGTAATCAAAGAGTTGCATTTGATACTCATTTACACCCGTGTTACTGACAAAGCTGTGATGATTTTCGCGAAACCTGAATGTAATAGACATTCCGCTTTTTTTTGTCGTAAAAATGTATTTATCATCTAACGCCCAATCTTTATATTCCGGAAATGCTATCTTCGCCAATTCTACAATAGGAATTGTGCCATCTTTAAGAGGTTTGTACAAGTCGGAAATTGGGCGAAGAATGGGTATTAAAAGTCTGTTGCTTTTATGCCATATTGTAGAAACTTTACCTGTTTTATAGTTTTCTATTTTCGTTTCTATGTTTATACTATTATTCTCTAAAAGACTTAAATAAGAACAGTTTAATTTTATGGTACGTGTGCCTTTAATTAGTACTTGTGAATAATTTAAATAAATGCTTTCCGCACAGTCGATTATCACGTTTAACCCATACGGCAAATAACAAGCTATGTCTTTTAGTTGTAGTATTTCCATAATTTTTTTATTGTTAATTGTTAATATATTTCCTTTTTAATAATTCTTCGACATATCTCCACTATGTCGTACATTTCAGTATCTACCGCAATAACATTTAGTTCTTTGTTTAAATAACTAAATAGTTCTTGGTAGGTTTCGGGTTCTTCGGTTGTTTTTAATGTGTTTTCATTCATTTCTCTATAAGTTTATACGTTATCACTTCAACAAATGGATTTCTTTCCCAAGTGCCTTTTTTGCAAACTTTGTCGATAAGGGCGGCAAAGGCTTGTTGAGGAGTTTTAAATGGCTTATTTATTCCTGCTCTTGTTCTCCCATATTGAACCGGATTTGAAAAAAATATCTTCTGTCCATCAAATTGAGTATGTTCCATAACCCCCTCTCTAAAACAATCAGATTCACTTATCGACTGCAATCTCTCTACTCTTACATTGGTTATCTCTGCAAATGTACGAGCGTATTTTTCGGGCATAAACATTGAGTTCTGCCACGACCATTCATAATTGGCATATTTAGTTCCGTGTTTATATCTAATAATCTTTTTGTCTTCCATATCCATTAATCCGCCTTTGCTGTTAATGATATAATACGGCTCTGGTATATACACTGTTTCGCCCACTTTGTAACGAGGCTTAATATATTCAATTCCGTCATCTGTGTTGTAATAAAAACTTCCCGAACAGTCATCATAATAAGGATGAATTGATAATGGGTTTAAATCCCACGAAATAGGTAGTTCTGTTGGTTGTGGATTTGATTCCCGCCTTGTCATTGTTTTACTACCGTCCAATACAGAGGGCAGTAAGAGTTGGTTAAATAGTAGTTTTTTCATAGGTTTATAAATGTTTATTGATTTTATTTTAAAATATGGTCTTCACACCAGCTTTCACAATTAGTAAATGAGCAATGGAATGCACAATACCCATCTCCCTGCGTGTCTTCGCATTCAAACATTGCGCAATTGCCGCAACTAAGAACTTCGCCTGTTTCGGTATCAATTATTTCTGTGTGGCTATATTCGCCATTATCAGCATATCTTTGAACTGCTTGTGTTTTCATAATCTTATTCTAATTTTTACCCTCTTTTTTGGAATAAGAGGGCGGTTGTTCTAAGTTTTAGGTTAGTTTTTTAAATATTCCTCACAATAAAATCCTTTTCTCGGTTGGTAATTACTGAAAATATCGGAATAAAACAACCTCTTATTGTTTACCCAACGCGCCATATCGCGCTGCCATTGAGGAACATTATTTTTTCCCGAATAATCAATGTATGGTTGAGCAAATAGTTTTATTTTCTGCATTCTATCTCCATTTTCTGTGAAGTCTAAATAATCCAAAGCCATAATTCTGTCTAAACACTCGTGTATATCTTCGGTAAGCAGCACATAGATAAATATTTCGCCTTTGTATCCATATTCGCGCAAAAGGTCTATTGCTTGTTTTATGCTATTGAAATTCGATTTTGTATCGCACGAAAAGCGCGGGTGTCTAATCCATTTTATTTTTGCTAATAACTTTGCAGTATCGGGAGTTACAAGCCGTGCATCAAGTCCCTGATTAAAATCTACCTTAATACCTAAATCAATCATTTTTTGAAATTCTGAAACCGCATAACTATAATTTGCCAAAATATTATTATCCATTAAAACAACTGATTTTCTACCTTGTAAAATATCTTCGATATGTGCGTATGGCTTTATATCCCCCTCTTTTTTAGGAACGACACACCACGCACAATTACGAACGCAACCGCGCGTGAGAAAACCGAGCGCGTGTGGAAAGTCTGGATAAAGCGATAAATCGGGTAATACGTTTTCCATTTCGATGGACAATTTTACTGTAATAGAATAGCCTGTACCACCTTTTACAACTGTATCGGCATTTATTGGGTAGAGATAATCGGGCGTAAACGTGAACACTTTTGAACAATAGCAAATATCATAATGTTCAAAGGCATTATACCATTCAACCTGTACACCTTTTGCTTTCCAGTATGCACTAATTTTACAAAGTGCGAGGTTTGGAAAATCGCTGTGTCCGTCTATATTTATTAAGCCTATTTTTTTCATTCTACGCTGCTGTTTTAAAAATATAAATTGTTAATTAAAATAATCCCAATTGTGCTTGGTGGTAAATAAGCCGTTGTCTGGCGGCTTTGTAATATTCTTTGTCAAGTTCGATTCCAAGCATTTCAAAGCCTAAATCGTGCGCTGCAAGGCATATTGAGCCGCTGCCTAAGTGTGTGTCAAGTATTTTGTCGCCATCTTTGGCGTAATTATACAAAAGCCATTTATATAACTGTGTTGGCTTTTGAGTTGGATGAATACGCTTTAATTGATTTGGATTTTTTTTGTAGATGCGAGTTCCACCCTTGTAAACCCAAGCATACTCGCATTCCGCAAAACCTCGCCCATACATCGTTTCTCCCTTGTCCCATATAGCAAAATATTGCGACTGTGGCAATTTAAAGTAATTGCCGCCCCAAATAATCTGATTTTTTGAAACCCTAAAAAGTTCATCAAAATACTCTTGACTGGGGGGGGTATTATCCCAATTTCTACTCTTGTCTGGCTTTACCGTATTTCGTCCACCCATATTCATTGCCATTACATTAATCCCATACGGCGGGTCGCAAATAGCCAAATCAAAAGCATTATCCGGTAAGGATTTCAATACTTCCATACAATCGCCGTTTATCAGCGATATTTTACCAAGTGTTTCTTTTTCAATCATATAAAATTAGCTTTTCCACATTCACAAAGCCAGTATTGCTGACCTTGCTGTGTCTTTAGTTCAATATTTCTTGTACGGCGGAAACAGCGTTTGCACCGAGCTTGGGTTTGGTTGCTTTTGTTATTGTTTACTTCCATTTACGCTTTAGTGTATAATATTTCATCTACCTTTTCGGCAAGGTTTCGGAAATTTGGATTGTACTTTACTTCATCGTCATATCTTCGCAGATAATGAACTATAGCCGCGTGGTCGCGATTTATATATTTGGCAATGCCCATTAGTGTCATTCTGTGATTGCGACAATGGTACGCAAATATCATTCGAGCAAAGAATGTGTCACGCTTTCGACTTTTGGTGGTGTATTCCTCAAACTTTAATCCGGTTACTTCGTGAATAGTATTCTGTATGCGTTTCGTAATATTTTCGGTTTGTTCTACATTGGATTCAAACCAAACGTCCATTCCAAGCTCATCGGCAATGTTTTTTTCTATTCTTGCACCTTTGGAATCCATCCAGTTGTTGAGCATATAGATAACATCACAGTCGAAAAGTGATTCAATATCTCGCAACATATGCTCAGCCCAAGAGTGTTCTTTTGTCAAGCCGTTTTTCAATGGATTTACAACTTCATAGCCTAAACCAATCAACATTAATTCAGCTTGCTGAAATCTTGCTTTGACTTCGCCAACAGGCAAGCCGGTAATTTTGCCGGAAATGTAGATTTTTTTCATAATGCTTTGCTTCTTAAATTATTATCTTCAATTATTTGTTGCAGTTCGGATTTTATTTCAAACATTGGATTTTTGCGACTTTCGGCAAATTCTTTTATTGGAGTTTGAGTAAAATACCATTCTAAAATATCATAGAAATCGGGGAGATATGCTGCGATAGGCGCACGTTCGGCAATAAGGTGGTCTATCAATTCAATTAGCGGCTTTAAAACGCTTGGATTGGCTCTTACAACTTCTAATTTCTGCGAAGCAGAAGCGAAAGGACACAACCAACAACCGCATCGGCTTTGTGTTTTGTAAATCGGATTTATTGTTAAATTATTTTCTCGAATGTAATTCCAAATATCATCATCTGACCACTGAAATATCGGATTGAAATAAACTGATTTCGACTTGCATTTTTCTTCCAAAAGTTTTTGAAAATCCGCAAATGGAAGTTGCTTCTTTTTTTTGTCTGAAAATTCATTCCAAAATTTCGCTCGATTTGCGCTTTCGTCTTTTCTTATGCCAAATAATGTAACCGATTTTTTTACCTTTCTTTCTTTCAAACCCTTGCAACAAAAACGTCTGAAAATAGAGGGCAAAGCCTTTTTATGTTTGCATATTTGATAAAAGTTTTTGCGTGGATTTTTCCAAGTGATATTGTCGTTTTTTGAACGGATATATCGACAAGTAACAGAATTTTCAACGGTTGTATTGTTAAAAACCGCTTCAAACTTTATTCCCGCTAGTTTTGCCAAATCCAACAGGACATCGCTGTCTTTACCACCCGAATAAGCGAGAATGAGTTTGTAGTTTTGAGCGTTTGCAAATTCTTCAGCGAACTTCAAAATTTTTATGCTATGGGCGATTTTTTGTTTTAGCATTTTATTAACCAAGTGTTTTTATTATATTTTTCTCTCTCTCTGAAAGCTCCCATACTATAACATCTTCAACCTGTGCCCGTGCCTGTGCCCGTGCCTGTGCCCGTGCCTGTGCCTGTGCCGCTTTGTCAGAAATTAAAAAGCCGCTACCAAACAAAGCCTTTTTGTGCGCCTTTTGACTGTCGAGCCCACGACAAAACTGCAAATCGCTTTTGTTAAATTCTATTGACACTCCACGCTCAACCAGTTGTGAAACTTTTGATACTGTCAGTATGTTGGCGGGATATTGATATTTCGGCAGAGTTGCCGTTTGCTTGGCTTGCTTGTTTGCTTGTGTCAGTTTTTTATGGAGCTCCGCATCGCCCATCACGGCTATATTGCCGAAAATGTTTGAAAGAAACGAAGTTTTTACCCTTGCGCCATTTTTGTAGGTTATATCGGCATAGCAAACAATACGTGTGCAGTCAACATCAGAGCCGAACAAAGTTAAATGCGGAGCAAAGAGGAAAAACAAAATGTTGTTATCTATGTAAAACCTCGCTATTTTTGAAATGATAGAAAATGGCGGGTTGTCAATCACAATGCAGTTGCTTGGGTAGTCAATAGCTTCATAGTCGCCGCCCGGATAGAATGGGCGGATTATTTTTCTATCACTCAAATCAATTTTACTTGCAACATAATCAACCACGCAGTCGTAAATCGGCTGTGGCGTGAAACAGTCGTCTGTTGTTAGTTTAGACTTGAATTTATCAACGAAACCATCGTAGTCGCTAAATAGGTTTCTTAGCTTCTTCTTTGGGGTTACAATTCGTAAGGTTTCGCCACCAAATAAATCAACTTCTTTATATATTGTTTTGTTTGTCATAGTTTTTAAAATGGCTGTTCTTTTTCTGTTTCGTAAAAATTCTTTGCTGTCGGAAATTGTGAGCTTGCATATTGTTGAGAGCAATCAAAAAAGTCATTCATTGTTCCATTGTGTCTTAATTTTACCTCTCCAAGTTTTCCGCCTCTGTGTTTACGAATAAGTAATTTTAAAGTATTAATTAATTCAGGTTTATTGTTTACATCTTCGTACAGTTCGGGGCGGTCAATGAAAATTACCATATCGGCATCCTGCTCTATAGCTCCGGATTCTCGTAAATCTGACAGTTGCGGGTCTGACTTTGTGCGCTTTTCAATATCGCGGTTTAACTGACAAAGAACAATAAAAGGTATTTGCAGGGCTTTAGCGTGAATTTTCAACAAACGGCTCATTTCTGTTACTTCCTGCTCTCGTGTTCGATTGCGTATTATGCGGTCGGGAGTGATTAGTTGTAAGTAGTCTATGATTACCATATCACATTTGCCTTGTTTTTTGAGCAAACGCGCCTTTGCTGCAATGTTATCAACTGTTACTTTAGGATTATCAGCAATGGTTATAGGGAGTTTTAAAATGGCTGTCAAACCCTGTTCTATATCCTGTATCTCTTTATCGCTTAACACTCCTGCTGTGTAATTTTCAAGGCTCACATCGCTTTGCGCCGCTATCATTTTGTCGGTTAGTTCTGTTGCTTCCATTTCGAGAGAGAAAAAAACTACATTGTTGCCTGTTTTTGCTGCTGATTTTGCAAAATGAATGGCAATGCTTGTTTTACCAACGGCAGGGCGGGCTGCAAGGATAATAACCTTTCCAGACTGCCAACCATTAGTGAAGCGGTTTAAATCCGCAAAACCTGTTGTAATTCCCGATTGCTGCCCTTTGGCTTTGGCTGCAATGCGCTCGTACATTTGCGCTCTTGATTTTATTATGGCGCTTTCCATTGTCTCACTGTTGTCACTACCAATGGAAATTTCCATTATTCGCTCAATATCGGCGTTTGCCTTGTCGATAGCTTCGTATGTGTCTATTGTGTCGTCATATACAAGGGCTACATTTGCCGTTGACGCGCGGATTATTTCGCGGCGCAAATACTTTTCGCGGATTATCTCACTGTGATACCCAATGTGCGCTGCACTTGAGGTTTGGGTTACCAATAATGTGATATTGTAATGTCCGCCTGCTGCCTCTAATTCGCCTTTTTGCCTCAATTTTTCAGCCACTGTAAGCATATCAATAGGCTTTTGTTCGCGGTTAAGTTCCTGAAAGGCTATAAAAATTCTCTGATGTGCCGGTTTGTAAAACATTTCGGTAGTGAGAATGTTGTTTACTAAATCAAAAGCCTCTGCTTCAATCATTACTGCACCTAGTACAGCCTCTTCGATTTCGAGTGCCTGTGGTGGTAATTTGCCAAATTCACTTTCAAGAATTGGCAGCAAAGTAGGGTTATTTGTCTTTGAGTTCATTGGTATAAGTTGTTATTTTGGCAAATTGAGTTCATCGGCAGTTAGAAGCTTTTGCTTTGGCTGTTCGCGTTTTATTGAGATAAAATGATTATCATTTCTCGCCCACGTTGCAAGTCGTTTTGATACTTCAAATGTTTTTTGCATTTCAAAGCGCATTTTGGTTTTACTTCTGTTTAATTCCGTCCAGAACTCATAAAACTCGCGTATTATTACCCTGTCATATTTGCTCACAAATTCGGCGCAAGTGTCATAAAAAATTTTTTTTCGCTTTTCTATATTAGTAATAATATTATCTTCTTTACCATTACCTTTACCTTTACCTAAGGGGCTAGTTAGCCCCTCATTAGCCCCTATTGAGGGGCTAATTAAAAACAAACTAATATCTTTAAAATCAAATAGTTGTAAGTTTTCATTTAGCTTTTTTATAATACCCTTATGAGCGTTATTAGTTTCATTAAGTGGCAGATTTTTTTGATGCTTGATAAAGTTTTTTATAAATACAATTTTACTATCTTTGGAATATATGATTTTGCCATCCATACCCCGCAACGCCTTTTCAGCTTCTTGCTTACCAATCCCTAAATCGAACGAGATTTTTTTAACGTTTATTTCTAAAAAACCCGCGATGTCGCATTGGTCGCACAAGTACAAGAACAAAGCCTTTTGGGTTATCCCTAATTCGCAAAACCACGAATCATTCCATTTGTTTGTATCTGTAAATCTGTATGCCATTACAAATAATTTTGATATTTTTTAAATTCATTTTCGAGATATTGCAAATTTTCGGTTTCGTTAGGAGCAGGTAAATAAATTCCTGCTTCCGCGCTCGCCCAATTTCTAAACCTCTCAATGGTTGTTATCATTTCGGCGGTTGTCAAATCCGAACTGCTGCGTAATACTTCAACCTCGCATTTTAATAGATTATCAAACTTCTTGATAACAAAGATTTCAGCATTGCAAATACGCTTGTAGTATTCACGCTTGGTATAATCAATTGTATTGCCTGTTTCAACCGCAAACCAACCTAAAATTAAGTGTAAGTACTTGTTTTGCGTGGTTGTGCGGCGTGGTCGCTTTGCTGTTATTTCAACGTGCGGATTATCCTCAGCGATTAGTTTTCGCAGGTAGGCACAGGCGCGCTTGCCGTCAAATTCTTTGTTATCTCGGAAGTTGTAAATCATTGTGTGTTTTCGATTTTCTCAAACTTCAAATCGTCGCTGCAATATTGAATTGTATTCGTGTCCCAACGGCGAATGATTGCTTTTTCTGAAATTTTACATTCGATTGTTGAATAGCAATCTATATATGCACTGTCGTAAGCCTCAACCGTTGCACTGCCGTAAGCCTTAACCGTTGCACTGTCGTAAGCCTCAACCGTTGCACTGTCGTAAGCCTCAACCGTTGCACTGCCGTAAGCCTTAACCGTTGCACTGCCGTAAGCCTTAACCGTTGCACTGCCGTAAGCCTTAACCGT